GTAAAGGTTCTGAATATGAACTTAACCACAAAGGCAAAATCAAAGAACTTGAAACATTGGTTACTCAATTAGTAGCAGAAGTGGAAACATTGAAAGCGAATAAATAATTAAGTAAAGGATATGGGCGGTGAAATATCCGCCCTATCATAAGAGGTTGACATGACAGGTTATCAAAACTTTTTAGCAGCAATGATTGCGGTATTACAAATTGCGATGGTTAGTTTAATTTGTGATGATGGAGATGTAACGTTAATTGTATTAGGTTTAACAATATTATTTTTGTTTTTCATGCTCGTTACAACAATGGGAGGTGTAATATGATTGATTTTGAATTACTATCAGGTGCTTTAACGATAGTGAGTGGAAATGATATTTATAAACCCATTATCGAACACGGTGTAGGTGGTATTTTTGCTAGATATTGTATAAATGGTGTAAATGTTGAAATAATGATAAGCGTGTTTGATTTGAGAAACGGACGAATATCATTAGAAGAATACACAAGATTAATACGAAGAAAAGCGATTGGTGAATATATTGATTTTGTTGAAAATAAGCGTAAAGAAGAATGGGATGATGCGTTGAAAGAATGGAAAGAAAAGCAAAATGAAAAAAGTTAATTTAGATTTACTATCTAGTGCTTTAACAATAGTTATAGCAGATACCATTATTAAACCTAAAATTGAAGTTAATGATGGTAGTGTAAAAATCATATATGAGTTTTCAGGGATGACTATCACAGAGTTATCGACTGTGTTTGAAATAGAACAATGTTTTAGGTTAGATTTCTTTGTAGAAAAAGTTACTCTTAAAATAAAACACCAAATCTACAATTCTATGTCAGAGAGGTATATTGTTAGATGACAAGCTATAGCGGTTACGTAGAACACTCCGATTTTTACATAGCACCTCAAAGCTATCAAGATGCATTTGATTTCTTGTGCCAGCTTGCGGTTGAGAGTGAAGAAGATGTGTTCTATATCGGTAAAGTAAGTGAAAATATAGATGATTTTGATTTGTATGATGTAGTTAAATTTAAATGGAATGAGGATAGAGGAGCGTGGGTACAGTATGATCACAGATAAACAGGGTATGGAGTGGCTATTCAAAAGGCTATATGATGCTGGATGGAGATATATTGTGGCGGATAATTACGATAACATATATCTAACAAATGAAAAGCCAATCATGTTTGATGATGGGGATGGATTACGGATAAGTAGTTGTGAAAAATGTATTGGTGCAACTGGGTTTATAACAATACTACCTAAACTAAAACCGAATGAGGTTTTTAGTATTGAAGAAGAATTAGGTATTGTTGATTGGTCAAAAGTAAAAGTTGATACACCTGTATTAGTTAGCAGTAATGGTGTCAAATGGTATAGAAGATATTTTGCTAAAGTAGACTATTTGGACGTTTGGGTATGGGATAATGGTGCTACATCGTGGAGCATTGGAAATGATAGGGATGTAACTAAATGGACACATATAAAACTAGCAGAGGTATAAATATATGTGGAATACTGTATTTGATTTTATAGTATATGTGTTTATTGTGTATTGGTTGACTAGAATGTGTGATAAATACGGCGATGAGTGTATGATTGATGTAATTTTGCTAATGCTTATTATATTGCTATACGTTGGACTGAAAATGTGAGGTGAAGTGTTTGGGTGAATTAGACGAAAAGAAACTAATAGAAAAGGCGGTTGAGTATCTACAACCTGTTAAGTTAATTGATGTACAGATTGCATCTATTAAAGAAGAAATCAATCAGTTAAGAGCGAACCTTACATCTATAGGTGCGATTGATTACAGTAAGGATAGAGTAACAGGCGGTGGCACTCCGCAAGGGTTAGAGGTTAGTGTATCAAGGTTTATGGACACAGTCGCAGAACGTGATAAGCGTATTGACGAACTATCAAAACTAAAATGCGATGCGATCACCAAGATAGATGCACTAGATGAAAAACTAGGGGCAATCATCTTGCGTTATGAGTTTGTGTTAAACAATACAACCGAAGATGCGTATAAAATGATTGGGTGTTACTCCACAAAACAGGCGAAACGATACAAGCAAAAAGCATTATTGGAGTTTGGGCGAAAACTTGTCCGGTAATGTCCGCAAATGTCCGTGAATGTCCATATACCTATAGTTTGCTATTAGGTATAATATATATGTAGAAGTTGCCACTAAGCGACTACTACTCACTCTTTCCTTAGGACATCAAAACACAACAACAAGCACGCCCATATAAGAGCGTGCCTTTGTTGTAAATGGGCGAAATGGAACGTATAGCGCTAACGGTCGCAGAGTAGCAGCGCAACCATAATTGATAGCTAAGGAAACAACACTATACTTTTTTCTAATTTCAATTTTGAAGTATGTGTTAAGACAAAAACTTTATATGTAAATTTACTGCTAACTGATAAGGGTGGGTCGAATATCCTCACAATATATAGCTTATACATTATTAACCTTAAAGATATGAACCTGCCCTAATTGGTTACACATTGAATACTGACAACTAGCAGCCTCCAAAAGAAACTTATTCATATTCTTGTTGTTACTTAACCTAACACGATTACGATCCATCAAATTGTTAGTTGTTGGTATTGAGTGTGTAATGACCATTGAAAACTAGGTGTGTTTCTCTTTTCCAACTTTGTATTTCTTATTCACAGTTGAACTCCAAATTGCGTAAATTGTCATATCATCAACACACATAGTTTTGAGTGATTATTGAAAACTGGAGTTATATTTGTTTCCTAGGTACTTAACAAGCTATAGAGTTTTAGAAGAAATGCTAAAACCTTGTGTTACATTGACAAGAGCTCAATGGTATAACTTTGGTTTTGAGTAATCAATACAAACAAAATGAATAAAACTATCATAAAATGGGGTATATCTACGTGGATATATCTCATTTTTTGCATAAATCTATCATAAAGGGGAGATTATGACAGAGGTAAGATGTTGTAAAAGTAAATGCTTGAACAACAAAAAGGGAATGTGTACCGCAAGCGTGATAGAGTACGATGGTTTATGTCAAACATATGTAACCTGTGGCGGTGCAAGTAAAGGTAATTACGGCTTATGTGTTAGATCACATGGCAAATTAAAAAGGAAAGGTGGCGAAGTGCTGAAATGATTAAAGCAATTAAACAATTCATTGAAGATAGAAAACTATTCAAACAAGCAGCCAAGGACTTGAACAATAAAGAACTACAAGCTAAAGCAAAATATGCTTATGAGCATCGTGGCGATAATATGATTACACTCATTGATGGTTTAGCTATTTTGTGTGCGGTACTAATATTGATTGGTATTGTGTGGTGTTGGATGTGAATTATCAACCAACGATAAAGAAACTATTAACCGCATTACGGATGAATGGTAGGCGATATGTAGTCGATGTAAGGCAATCATGGAGCAAATATGATAAGCCTTGCAAAGTATACATTGTCAGTCGAATGTACACAGAGGAAGAGTATAAACTAACATTCCCTCATAAGTACAAAAAAGGTAAGACCTTTAAACAAGGACAACTCTATAAAAAAGAAAGTGAGTACAGTAGCACCAAGCAACACGAGGTGTTACTTTTTTTAGTTAAAGCATATAAAGGTGGTGATTGATATATGGCAGATGCTAGTAAACTAACCGAAAAAGAACGAATATTTGCAGATGAGTATATCAAGACTACCAATGCAACACAGAGTGCAATTACGGCTGGATATTCAGAAAAGACTGCAAGAAGTAAGGGTAGCCAGTTATTAACAAAAGTAAACGTGCGTAAATACATAGATGAAGTAATGCATGAACGCAGTAAAAACACAATCGCAACTGCTGATGAAGTCCTACAATATCTAACTAGGGTTATGAATGGCGAAGAGAAAGATGCATTTGGTTTGGATGTATCTGTGAATGATAGAACTAAGGCAGCTGAACTCTTAGGTAAACGGCATATGCTATTTACCGATAAGGTGAAACTAGATGCAGAAATAGAGATTGATATATCCGATAGGATGAAACAAGCAAGGGTGAAATCTGATGAAGTACAACAAGGCACAATTGATTGATGCGTTGGGTTCGTTCACTCATGATCCATTAGGCTTTGTTTATTTTGCATTCCCTTGGGGAGAAAAAGGAACACCTTTAGAAAACTTTGAGAGTCCTGACGAATGGCAAGTAAAGACTTTCAAGAAAATAGGTGAAGAATTACGAAAAGGTAAATCATTAGCTAAGGCGATACAAATTGCAGTTGCATCTGGTCATGGTATTGGTAAGTCAGCCTTTTCTTCATTGTTGATACTGTTTGCTATTGCTACACATGAGAATACACGAGGTGTGGTTACTGCAAATACTGATACGCAGTTAAAGTCTAAGACTTGGGCGGAACTTAACAAGTGGTACAACCTATTTATAGGTAAGGAACTATTCACCTATACTGCAACCGCTTTATTTAGTGCTGATAAACAGTACGAAAAGACATGGCGGATAGATGCTATTCCATGGAGTGAAAGTAACCCAGAGGCATTCGCAGGCTTGCACAATCAAGGTAACCGAATACTAATCATATTCGATGAGGCATCGGCAATATCAGATAAGATATGGGAAGTTACAGAGGGTGCTTTAACAGATAAGGAAACAGAAATTATCTGGTGCGTGTTTGGTAACCCTACACGTAATAGTGGTAGGTTTAGAGAGTGTTTCAGAAAACATCGGAACTATTGGACTACATATCAAATAGATAGTAGGACTGTTAAAATCTCAAACAAAGCCAAGCTACAAGAATGGGTTGATATTCATGGTGAGGATAGCGACTTTGTAAAGGTGCGTGTTAGAGGGTTATTCCCTAGTGCATCCGATACACAGTTTATATCCGCATCAATCGTAGACGAGGCACAAAAGCGAGTATATAAGCCTAATGATTTTAGTAACTTACCGACAATTATCGGTGTTGACCCAGCATGGACTGGTGGCGATACGCTAGAAATCGTTATGCGACAAGGCTATTCGATGAAGTGTTTAGCAACAATAGAAAAGAATGACGATGATATGCGTATGGCTAACCTAATAGCACAATTTGAGGATGAATACAAAGCTGATGCGGTGTTCATTGACCAAGGCTACGGAACTGGTATATATAGTATCGGTAAGTCGATGGGTAGACGATGGCGGTTAGTTGCCTTTGGTGGTAAAGCACCTAATGATATGTACCTCAACATGAGGGCATATATGTGGGGTGAAATGAAAGATTGGTTAAAAGAGGGCGGTTCTATTCCACCTAATGACCAAGGCTTGTATGACGATTTAACAAGTCCAGAGGCTATCATCGATAAGAATGGGCGAATACAACTTGAAAGCAAGAAAGATATGAAAGAACGTGGCTTACCATCTCCGAACAAAGGTGATGCGTTAGCCTTGACCTTTGCGTTCAGGGTCAATAAAAAAGTGAATGTAGGGAGTAGGGTTCATGCTAACACAGAGTATGATCCATTTAAAAGATAAGGGGTGATTAAATGTGCATGAAAAATAAGATGCCTGATACACCAATGCCAGCACCAGCACCAACTGTACAAACAGATGATGCTACTACAACAACTGGTGAAGATTGGTATATGAAGAAAAAGAAAGGTAAGAAAGGCTTTGAAAGTACTATCTTATCTACGGCAACTGGCACTAAAAACACATTAGGGGGTTAGATATGCAAGGAACTATCCTATCAACGCTTGCTAGACAACCAACTAATACAGAACCTAAAAAACGTGATTACACGAAAATTAAGGCGAAGTTTAAAGCGATGTTCGATAATCGTCAAAAGTACATATCTAGGTGGAAAGATATTAGAGATTATCAACTACCTTTCTTAGGTGTGTTTGACGATGAGCAAGACCAATCGAAAGTATACACCGATAAGATTAATAACGGCGTGGCTTGGGAAAGTTGCCAAATATTCGCTAGTGGTGTAATGAGTGGCATGACACCACCTAGTAGAAAATGGTTCAAACTCACGTTAGAGAATGCTGAATTAGCTGCTAATAGTAAAGTGGCGGAAGTGTTAGACGATAGGGAACAGATATTGTATGCAGTATTTGCTAAGTCTAACTTTTACAACACAGTCCATCAAACCTATATGGAGTTGCCATTTGGTCAATCGCCTATGTCAATCATGCCAGATGCAAAAGTAGGTGTGCGGTTTACATCATATCCTATTGGAACATACGCATTAGAGTGTGGTAGTAATGGTGATGTAAATACGTTTGGTCGCAAGTATCGAATGACGGCTGACCAATTAGTGGAAGAGTTTGGTTATAATGTTTGCCCTGATAAAGTCAAACGTGCCTATGACGATGGCAAAGGTAATGCAAGTACTTTTGTTGTGTGTTGGTTGGTTATGCCAAACAAAGACCGCAACGGAAAACTAGGCAATAAGAATATGCCTTATTCCTCTATCTACTGGGTAGAGGGTAGTAACACAGATGAAGTACTAAGACATAGTGGTTTTGAAGAGTGGGCAATACCAATCGCAAGACACACTACTCATGATCTAAGCGGTTATGGTAAAGGGTGTGCATGGTTCGCACAATCAGATGCACAGATGTTACAACTCTTAGAAAAAGACTTAGTAACCGCTATTGAATTAGGTATTAAACCACCTATGAGTGCTACATCTGATGTTATCGGTAGCGTAAATTTATTCCCGGGCGGTGTAACGGAAGTTGATACAGGCGGTAAAGTTGAACCGATATTCAACGTAGGTATTGATGTTGCTAACGTACAAGCGAAGATACAGTTTGTATCTGAAAGCATCAAACGTGCCTATAGTGCTGATTTATTCTTAATGCTTGATAACCTAGATGCAGGGCAAATGACTGCACGTGAGGTTATGGAACGCACGCAAGAAAAGATGCAACAGTTAGGTCCTGTCGTTGAACGATTACAAAGTGAGTTTTTAAACCCAATCATTGAACGTACTTATGGCATTTTGGACAGAGCTGGAATATTCCCACCGATTGACGATGATGTAGCGGAAATGCTTAATGGTTTAGATGTAAAAATCGAATACATTTCTCCGTTAGCACAAGCACAAAAAATGTCTTCATTGGTGAATATTGAACAGTACTATGCATTCATTATGTCATTGGCACAGGGCAATGCTAACATCGTTCAGAAGTTTAACTTTGAAGAGGCAGCGGACATTTATGGTGTAAATCTTGGTGTACCAATTAAGGTTATTCGTTCCAATGATGAATACCAACAAATCATGGAACAACAACAACAAGCACAACAAGAGCAAGAGGAACAAGCACAAGCATTACAAATGGCACAATTAGCACCTCAAATGGCTGGAGCAGCAAAACAAGCAACAGATGCAGCCAATGACGGAAACCCAGTAATGCAACAATTAATGGGTATGGGGGTGTAGATGAAAACAAAACAAGATTATATTCGTGATCGTGATATTGATGCGTTGAACCACGTACTAAGTACTGAACTTGGTAGGTGGTTTTTTTGTAGGCTTTTAGACCGCACCGACATATTGAAACAATCGTTTACTGGTAATTCTGAAACATTCTTCAATGAGGGGAAACGGAAAGTAGGTTTAATCTACATGAACGAATTAGGGCGCATCGGTGATGGTGTTGAGGGTGTACTTAAATACCATAAAGCACAACTTGAATATATCAACCAACAGAAACTGTTTAACGATTTAGAAAAGAAAGGTGAATAAACCACATGGCAGAAGAACTAGAACAAGGCACGAATATTGACACAGGTAGTGCGGAAAGTGGTACACCGCAAGATACGAATACACAAGACCAACAACAAGACACAATCTTAGGTGGCGGTACTGACACAAGCGGTAACCAAGAACCGCCTACAGAACCTGTTGTGTATGATTTCACGAAAGCATTTGATAGCGGTGAAGTAGACCAATCAATCGCAGATGAGTTTTCTAAAATGCTTAATGGCGTAGGTGCTACGCAAGAGCAAGCAGTAGAGTTAGCTAAATTTGGTAACAAGTATGCTACAGACCTTGTAACTGCTTATGAAACACAAAAGCAACAAGCGTTAGTTGAACAATACGAAAGTTACAGAGAAAACGCACAACAAGTACTAGGGAATAAGTTTGACGAAACTGTTGCTAAAGCAGGTGCAGGTGTAGAAGTAGTTGAAAAATCTATTCCAAACATTCGTGAAATTCTAGCTGAAAATGGCTTAGGTAATCGTGTGGAGTTAATTCAGTTGTTTGCAACGATTGCTGGCATGGCTAGTGAAGATAGTAATACAAGTAATAGCAAGCCAGCTACAGAAATTACAACTGAACAAGAGTTAGCAAATCGAATTTATAAGGATATGTAAAAGGAGATTAATTAATGGCAATCGGAACTATGAACCCAACTATTTTAGACGTTGCAAAACGTATGACAGGTGATGGTAATCTTGACAAAATTGTTGAGATGATGAACCAAACAAACGAAATTTTAACAGATATGACTATGCTAGAGGGTAACTTGCCTACTGGTAATGTATCTACAGTGCGAACTGGCTTACCTAAAGTTGCATGGCGTGTGTTTAATGATGGTGTTGAACCTAGTAAATCTGCAACTGCACAAGCTACTGACACTTGCGGTATGCTAGAAGCATATGCAGTTGTAGACCGTGAATTAGCAAAAATTGCTAACAACGCAAAAGAATTCCGTTTACAAGAAGATCGTGCATTCCTAGAAGCAATGAACCAAGAAATGGCATCCACTTTATTCTATGGTTCTAAAGCAATGCCAGAAAAATTTGTTGGTTTGACACCACGCTATTCTGACAAAACCGCTAAAAGTGGTGAAAACATTATTGATGCTGGCGGTACTGGTGCGAACTTAACATCTATTTGGCTTGTGGTATGGAGTCCTAATACAGTACATGGTATTTATCCAAAAGGTTCTAAAGTTGGCTTTGAAATGGAAGATGATGGTGTTGTTGATGTAACAACAACAGAGGGTAAAAAATACAAAGCGTACCAAACACATTACCAATGGAAAAACGGCTTAACTGTTCGTGATTGGAGATATGTGGTTCGTATTGCAAACATTGATGTTACTAAACTTAAAAAGGATGCATCCGCTGGTGCTGATTTAATCGACCTAATGATTGATGCGGAAGAAAAAGTGCCTAACCTAGGTATGGGTAGACCAGTTTGGTACATGAATAAAACTGTTCGTGGTTTCTTGCGTAAACAACTTAACGAGGGGCATAAATACCAAACTGCAGCTGGCGAAGAGCCCGGTAAAATTACAGTTGATTTCAATGGCACACCAGTTAGACGAACTGATGCATTGATCATTGGCGAACAACAAGTACGATAATTTAAGGGGGTAACTACTTATGATGTTAGATAAAGATAATACGTTTTTCTTACGTAAAGATATTACTACAAACACAAATTCCGACGTTGTTTATAATGGTGGTGCTGGTAATGCATATGTTGCACCTTGGCTTGTAATTCGCCTTGATAAAGATGTAACTGGCACACCTTTATTCAATGTGTATACATCTGATAAAGAAAATATGGCTAATGCAGTTTTACTTCATGGCATTACGTTACCTGCAAACGCTAAAGCAGGTACAGAGATTGTTACACGTTTAGGACAAGGTGCAAAAGAGTATATCAGAATTAACGCTAACAATATGACTGCTGGCGCTATTTCTGCATTCTTGGTGTTTGATGCGAATACAATCTAATGGGGGGGGAACTATGTTAGTAACAACTAAAAAGAAAATTTACTTATGTGATTTTGGTGTTATTGATGAGGGTGTAGAAATTGATGTTTCTGCAGAAATTATCGAACAGTTTGGTCATGAAGTTTTTGAGGGCATTCCAGTTGAAGCTGAGGAACCAACAGTAGAACCTACAGAAGAAACTGCTGAACCTACAGAAGAAAAGCCAAAGGCAAAAACCAAAGGTAAAAAAGCAGAAGAAACTGCTGAATAATTGAACGAGGGGTGCATATTGCATCCCTCTTTTTTTATAGAGAGGTGAGAGTATGACACCTACTGATATTTGCAATCAAGCGTTATCGCTTATCAATGCAGGTCGAATACGTTCTATGACGGAAGAAACAGAACCTGCTAGACAATGCAGATTACATTATGATCTAACACGTAAAGTATTGTTAGAACAGTTTGAATGGAACTTTGCACGTAAGCGTGAACGAGCGGTATTGTCAGAACACAAGATTGATGGCTGGGGTTATGTGTATGCGTACCCTGAAAAGTGTGTTCGTATACTTGCGGTCATTCCACAGGGCGAACGATACCGAGCAGAAAAGCAACGAGAATATGATGTCTATCTAACTGATAACAACACAAAGTACATCGTATCTGATGTACCACTCATGCACATTGATTATGTGTATGATGTAACCGATGCAGATGTAATGAACCCTATATTTGTTAAAGCGTTGGTGTGTAAGATGGCATCTGACTTAGCTATGCCACTAACTGGCAATAGTGGTTTGTTTGACCAATCGTACAAGTTGTATCAAGCAGCATTACAAGAGGCAAAATCTATGAGTGCGAAAGAACGTAGACTTGATATGCCTTATGTGTCTAATTATCTAAAGGCAAGGAGTTGGTGATATGCAACCTATGTATATCGGACAAGTCGCATTTACTACTGGTGAAGTATCGCCAGATGTATCTAGTCGATTTGACCTTGAACAATATAAAAGTGCATTATTGCTTGCTGAAAATGCGGTGATTAGACCTTATGGAGCGGTGGCACGTAGGCAAGGTTCACAGTTTATCGGATATGCTAAACACCATGATAAGCCTGTTAGATTATTTGAGTTTACCACGAATAAGAACCAATCATTCATGCTTGAATTTGGTGAAAGATACGTTAGGGTATGGCGAAATGGTGTATATACCAATGTTGAAGTAGCAACACCATTTGATGAAGACATTGTAGGTGAATTAAACTGCATCCAAAGTGGCGATGTAATGTTCATATGTAGTGGCAAGTACCCTATTCAAACGCTATCACGATATAGTGATACTGACTGGAGATTATCTGCATACAAACTAACCGAGCAACCTTACGATGAAGTTAATACGGATAATGGTCATACGTTGACTGTTAGCGGTGATACAATCACATCGACTAAAGATCTATTTACACAGGATATGGTAGGTAGTGTTATTCAGATTGCTTATTATGTTGAGGCGGTACATACTAAATCAGCTGGCGAAGTTGTAGAGAAAAAAGTAAGACATGGTATTGTTAGCGCACCAACTATCGAAAAGACATACAACAATATCAATTACAATGTTGGAGCGTTTAGCACCGATACCGAGTTATCATGGAAATTCACAACACATGGTACATGGGAAGGTACAGTCAAGTTACAGATTTCTAACAATGATGGTCAAACATGGAAAGACTACAGAACGTATACATCTAAGAATGACTACAACGTAACTGATACAGGTAAGATAGAAACTGGCGCAAGGCTTAAATATGTATCAGATATTAAGAGTGGTTCTGTGAATTGCGACTTATCTATTATGCCATTCACTCAATATGGTATCGTTGAGATTAAAAGTGTAACCGATGCTAAGAATGCAAAAGTTAATATTCTTAACGGCATCAAAGAGGGCGAACCTAGTTATCAATGGAAATTAGGTAGTTGGAATAAAGGTAGAGGTTATCCTAAACTTTGTACATTCTATCAAGACCGATTTGTAGTGGCTGCTACTGATAGCAAGCCTAACTTCATTTGGTTTAGCCGTACTGGTGATTATCCTAACTTTGGGGTGGAAAAAGTAGGCGGTACGATTACAGATGATAGCGCTATTACATTGCCAGTAATCAACCGCAAGATGTATGAGATTAGGCACCTAGTACCAGCTAATGACTTAATCGTACTTACTAGCGGTAATGAATGGATAGTCGATGGGAGCAAGACTATCACACCTACTAACTGTTATTTGAAAACACAAACACAACGTGGTGCGTTGAAATGTGAACCACAGTTTATCGGTAACAGATGTGTATTCGTTCAAGAACGTGGCGGTACTGTTCGTGATATGGGTTATAGTTACGAGTCAGATAACTACACAGGGCAAGACCTTACATTGTTTGTTAAAACATTAGTTAAAGGTCATGTAGCGGTAACAAGTGCTTATGCACAAGACCCAGATAGTATTATTTACTACGTTCGAGATGATGGACAACTTAACTGTTTAACTTATATCCCAGAACAAAAGGTGTATGGCTGGTCGCACTTTGTTACGAATGGCAAGTATCGATATGTAGAAAGTGTGGCAGAGGGCGAACAAGATACAATCTATTTTGTGGTAGATCGTGTTATCAATAACAAAAATGTTAAATGCATTGAGCGTAGCATTCCATTGTACACAGAGGATAACTCCGATGTGTTCTTAGATTGCTATGTTAAAGTGGCTAATTCTATTAAGACTGATTATATCAACGCACCTCATCTAGTAGGGCAAATGGTGGACATAGTAGTTGATGGGCAACAGATGCCATCTAGGGAAGTACCACCAACTGGTGTTATTAAATTGGATGGTAAAGCGAATGTAATTACTGTTGGTTTACCTTACACTACTAAAATCAAAATACCTAGCGTAGAGCAACAAATAAACGATGGCACATTGCAATGTAGATTGGTAACTATATCACGAGTTGCGTTGCGGTTATATCGTTCATATGGTGGTAGCGTAGGTAGAACATTTGATGATGTAGATGATTTAATCTTAAAACCTAAAACGCTATTTACTGGTGATACTGTAATTGTGTTACCTAAGATAGCAACTAGCGTTAATACAAATACAGAAATCTGTATAAAACACTCAAAACCTTTCCCATTTAACCTATTAGCGGTTACAAGAGAGGTAGAAATTGGCGGTGGTTTCCCAAATGTTCATGGAATGTAAAATTAGCCGTTCTGAGCACGTTTCGTTAATTCGTGAGTTATATATCAACTTGCGAGAGATAGATGCCTTAGAGGTTAAATATATCAATCGAAAAAATTCAAACTATGGCGAAAATGACTTTGTGAACGATATTCTTGGGGAAGATTATCAAAGTCGCATCGTTATTGATAATGACAAGCCATTATGTGTGTATGGGGTATCTAACACATCACTAAATGGGATGCATTGCATTTACTTTTTGGGGAGCAAAGAATTTGAACGTAGTTTAACGCTACAAAAACAATTCATAAAAGTTAGTAGAAATATCATTGGGGAATGGCTACAAACTAGGGAAGTACTTTTTAATTACATACACAAAGAAAATCACCGCACCATTAGATGGCTAAAGTCTTTAGGTGCGGTTATTCATTACGATATTAACGATGGGGATATGGTTTTATTCACATTGAGAAAGGGGGATGCGAATGTGTAACCCTATTGCATTAACTGCAGCGAGTATGGTTGGTACGTTGTTTACGCAACACCAACAAGGTAGGGCGCAAGCTGCAATGTACAATCAACAAGCAAGGGTGGCAGAGGCTAACGCACGTATAAGTGATCGTAAACAAGAACAAATAGCAGACCAAGCCTTGCAAGAGCGAGATAAAATGTCCGATAAGATGCGACTCATCCAAGGACAGAACGTAGCGGAAACTGGTGCAAGCGGTTTAACTATGAGTGGTACACCATTACAGTTAATGGCTAGTAGCTATGACGAATACAACAAAGACATTCAGAATTGGGAAACTAACAAAAATAATAGTATCTACAATGAATATCTTAACGGCATGAACTACCGCAACGAGGCAAGCACCGCACGTGCAGCAGCAAGCAATGCTAAATCACAAAGTAGAATGGCAATGCTAGGAACGATATTGAGTGGTGCATCTAGTATCTATGGACTTAAAGGGCAATATGGCGGTAGTAATATTAAAGCTAATACAAACTACTACACACCGAATGAAAGTGCATTGAAAGCAGCTGGTGTATCAAATGTTAAGTTTGTTACAAGAGGTGCAGTTAGAAATAATAGGTGGGGTATTTAATGAAGTTAGTTAATTACAATGGCGAACAAAAACTAAATACCATAAGTGGTGGTGTTCAAGCTACTGGAAATGAATTAGCGTTTGGCGGTAATCAACAAGGTTTAAAAGGTGTAATTAATGCCATTGATAATATTAATGCGCAGATGCAAAAGCGACTTGATGAAGATTTAAATATCGCCTACATGAACGCTGAAACAGACTATAAGAACAGAGTATCTTATGAACTAACAAACAAGGAAAACGGCATCTTACACAAGGAGTTAGATGGTGCAGCTAATGCAACACAACTGTTTAATGAAGCCGAACGTAACATTAGAGACGATGTGTTAAGTAAGTTGCCTAATAACAACCGCTTGCGTGAGCGTTTTCTTCAAATGGTAGATAAAGACTATCACGCAAATAATATGCGTGTACAAGTGCATGAGCGTTCTGAACGTGAAAAGTACAAAGATGTAACATTCAATAACAATGTGAAATCATCTGAACAAATAGCGGTATTAGGTTATAACAACCCTAACATTGTATCTAATTCTCTTAACACCATTAAGAATAGTATTGAAACTATGTATGGTGATAGAGGTGAAGAGTTTGTAAAAGCTAAATATCAAGAAGTAGCAGACCGAGTAGGTGGTGCAATTATTGATGAAACAGTAACACGAAATGATATTACCGCAGGTCCACAAACAATAGCAGCACTACGTGAAATGGGTGTAAGTGAGGGTGTGTTATCTAAAGCTGCAGTAGCAATCGATAAGGTAAACACACAACAAACAATCGATAAACGTATTGTAGGTGATGTAGATACCTATGGTGAAGATGATGCTAGTATCGAAAAAGGTGCTAATGCATTTATTGCTAGTCTACCTAAAGCTGGGCAAGGCGGAAATATGAACCTAGCAGCACTTGATAGTGCAGTTAACGAACAGTTAGGTAAGCCATATCTGCTTGGTGGTGATGGTGGTGAAAGTACCGACTGTGGTAAATTTACGCTTGATGTTTCCGCAAAAGCTGGTGTTACTCTTAACTATCGCACCGCAGATGGTCAGTACTTGCAAGCTGAACAAGAGGGTAAACTTATACATGATGTATCGCAAGCACAAAAGGGCGATTTAGTCTTTTGGCACGTTCCAAGCAATGAGGCTAGATGGGCAACTAGTGATGATCCGAGTGCAGTTAATTCTGACGATAAAGCCTATAAAGGTGTAACTCATGTAGGGGTTTATATGGGTGATGGTAAAGTTGCACAAGCTGGTAGCGGTGGTGTGTCTATTGTTAGTACTGATATATACCCTATCGTTGGTGTAGGTAAGTTTAGCGGTAGTGCTAAAGGATATACCGATGGCGAACTCTTACAAAAACGAGAAGAGTATATGAAAGCCTATAAAGTTGAAGTGTCCAAACGTAAAAAAGCACGAGCAGAGGCACTAGCAAGACAAAAAGAGGCTATTCAACTACAACTAATTGAAATGGGTAAGAATGGTGCATCTAGTGGTGAGATGGCTAATTTCTTAGATAACGCTATAGGCGATAACAAAGAATTAACATTGGCGTTTGGTTCACAAAGAAACCAGTTTATGCGAGCTGACGAAAAAGAAAAACAAGCGGCTAACCAATCTTGGGGAATGAATGAGGTTAGGTCTATGCTTGGGAATAATAGACCACAAGAAGAAATCTTTAAATTTATTGATGATAACCATATAAACTTGTCATTAGAACAATACAACTCATTACGCAAAACTCTTAATGACCGTGATAACGGAACTGGTGATTATGCACCAGAGTTAGCTGGTGTGAATTATGTTCTCAATGATAGTTTAGAAAACATGAATGAGCAACAAAAAGGGTTGGCAAGAATAGGCTTTAAACAACAGATGGGTGCGTGGAAAGCTAAGTTTGTAGCAGCCGAGGGAAGAGAACCAACAACTGGTGAGTTAGATTGGGCTGCACATGAAATAGCAGGGCAAACAGTAATTCAAACTACAAATGTAGAACACTTTTGGCAAAATGGAGATAATTATAAAACTAATACATCAATGGCTATATTGGCTGGTGATGGTGTGGTTGATTGGAAAGTACTTGGCGATACACACTATATAAGACTTTATAAGTCTAATGGTGATTTTGAAGATATAGATGAGGGTACATTCCATGCTAGGTATAATATTGAGGGATAGGTGAAAATATGTCTAATAACCCATGGAAAATAGAACAACAAAAAATCAACCCATTTATTAACAAGGATGGCGATCATGGAGAGTTAGGCACACCTGTTAATGGAGTTGTAGGTAATGCGGTAGATGCAGTAAAGCAAGTAGGTAATGCGTTAGGCGGTTTAGCAGATGCACCTTATCTAGTCGATACAACTGGTAGTGGTAAGGATAGAACCTTACAGACTGTATCTACCATTGGTGAGGCTTTAAAGGAAAACCCTATTGTAAATAACCCAGCCTTGCAAGCTGCATCAGCACGCTTTATTTATGCAAGTAGTGATGCGGTAAAAGCTAATGCAGCACTAGACTATGCTAATAAATTAAACATCGGTGCTGATGTTATATTGAATAGTGGCGAAACAGGTTTTACAAGAGCAGCATATCTTGCAAATCAAGTAGAACGTGGTAGAACTGTACAATCTCTATATGATGAGTACCCAGAACTTTACAAGGTTAAATATGGTTCACAATCAGAAGCTATATATAGTTTAGATAACTTGCAGTCTATCAAGTCTACTCATGGCATATGGGATAGTATTCAACAGAATATATGGTCTATCAATGATCAGATGAAATTGGGCGATGCTGGTTATGAATTATCCAATACTACTGACCCTAAGAAAATTGAAGAACTCACAAACGAAATTCAACGCTTACAAACTAACCTTTCAAACTATCGTCATGCAGATGGAATGGATGTAGCGCAATCTGTAATTGGTGAAACCGCAGGTCAAGGCTACATGATGGCTAAACAAGGTGGTGCAGGTGCAGTTGCTGGTGCAGCCATTGGTGCATTAGTTGGTGGCTTGGCAACAGAGGGTGTAGGTGCAGCCGCTGGTGCTGCTACTGGTGCTAAATGGGGTGGCGGTGCTGATATGGCACGCAATATGTACAAAATGTCATTTGGCAATAAGTACATCGAACTCATCCAAAAGAAAGATGCAAATGGCAATCGTGTATACACAGACCAAGAGGCTAATCAATACGCTATGTCTTATGCTGCTATTGATGCTGGTATTGAGTTTGCAGCAACCGCAGCTATGGGTAAAGCGTTTAAAGCAGTAGCGCCTAAAGGCATGATTGCAAAAGCTATTAGTGCTGGTGTTGGTGATACTGTTAAAACCTTTGATAGAGGTATTGGAACAACTGTTGCACAAATGGCTAAAAACTCTATTAAAGCTGGTGTACCTGAACTCTTTGAAGAGGGTTTGCAAGATGTAAACGAAAAGGTACAACACAATCTAACACGCAAGGATAATGACCCAGAGGGATATTATAGTGTAGGTGATATTGCTATAGGTTCGCTTGATGCTATGAAACAAGCATTACCAGCTGTAATAGGGTTTGGTGCTATCGGTGGTGCAGTAGGTGGTGTACGTACTGCAAAGGCTTTCCGTGATTTTCAAAAGCTAACACCAGAGCAACAACAAGCAGCTATCATAGCAGAGCAAAACCGTAATGGCGCAGTCATTATGGATAATGTTCGTAAAGATAGTGCTACCAATAAAATCGCAAAAGAAAACCCTGAACTATACGGAAAAATTGTACAAGCACAGGGTGATAAGGTTGGAGTATCAACTCAATATGTAGATGTAGCGGAATTAGTACAATCTGAAAATGGACAACTTGCTATCCGTGATATGGTGGATAACGGACTTGTAACACAAGAGGAAGTAAAAGCAGCTATCGAGGCTGATGCACCTGTTGAAATTCCTATCGGTAGCTACGCCCAAGTATCTATGAACTTATCTGACGAAACAGTAGAGGCATTGAAACAAACCTCTTACTTTACACGTGGTGGTATGTCATTAGCTACATTAGAACGTGCAAAGGAAGAAGTAGATGTAGCTAAATCAGTATTGAAAGACGATACATCTAAACGTGCTGAACGCATCAAAGATGATATTATTCGTAATGAATTTGAGGGTGCATCTGATATAGATCGTGAAGTACTTAATGAGGTACTATCTGACCCTACGAACATTAAACGTAACTTCAATAACTTATTACATACGTTAAAAGAACAGTATAGAGAAACCTATGCTAGTGATTTTGACAATGCAGATAAATCAATCAATGATGCGGTAAGTACTGGTATTGAACCGCAATGGCTAACTGATTATAAAGCTAACAATGGCGGTAAAGCACCACGAACTAATGCAGAACGTAGACGAGCAGCATATGAGTATAGCCGAGCAACTATAACTGCAAGCCTTGATGGTAACGCTGATGCATTAGCACAATCTGATGCACATTATGCAGATATGGAACATATGTTGATGCAAATCGAAAGTTTAGAGGCTATGAAAGACAAAGTCTTTGAATTGGCGAACAATGACATAGCGTTACGGATGCAATTATCTAAAAGTGGATATGATGTATACAACGAAGTAGTTAAAGCTATTAGTGAAAGCACAAATAGAAAACAACGTGAAACTGCAAAAGCAAATGCATTATTGATGGCACAACACGCTGATATAATGGCACAATATATGAGACAAATGGGTAAAGGCAGTTATACTGCTATGGACTATTTGCGTGATAGTGTGCGTATCAACATGAATGCTAAATTAGGGGGAAAAAGCGGATATGCACAACCGCTAAATGTTGATGTTGACTTAAATCACAGATTACAAGTTGTTGATTTAACAAATCTTAAAACTAATCTGAAAACAGAAAAAGACATAATAGATTTATTTAAAAATACACCACCACAAGCGGTTATGATTGAGGATGGTAAGGTTATTGTTTTACCGCCTGATGATATTAATGGTATTAAACATATTCCATATGGTACGCAAAAAGGTAAAAAAATAGCAAATAAAAAAAGAAGAATTGTAGAAGATATTGCAAATATATTGCAACATAGTGTATTGATTGATAGCTCGCCTAATAATAAAATTGGCAGATCAAAATCTGGCATGAGCGCTAATCAACGTAAATCGCAAAATAGAAAAAATACTATTGTTAATTACCACAATTTACTATCGGCAATTCGTATTAATGGAAATTATTATGCAGTTAGATTTGTAGCAGAAGAAAAACAAGGGCATTTAACAGTATACCCAAGAACAGTTTATTTATACGATATAATTATGCAAAAAAGCAGTACTACTAGTCGCCCGACTCAGAGTGGCAATAGCCAAGCGGTCGGTCAAATGACCAGTAATACTGCTTTTGATACTATAAGTATAAAAGACATATTGAATGGCGTCAAGGACGGAAAAGGTGTTTTATATGTAGATAATAATGGAAATGGCAATTATTACACACAAACATATAATCAATCAGCATGGCATGGTTCACCACATGACTTTGACACATTTGATTTAGGTGCTATTGGTACTGGTGAGGGCAATCAAGTACATGGTTGGGGTTTGTATTTTGCCAAAGATAAGAAAGTATCTGATTTATATAGACGTGAATTATCTTTAATTCATGATGTTGATAAAGGCACATTATTTAAAGTTGATGTTCCAGATACTAAAACAATGATTGATGAACAACAGTCATTAAATGTTTTAAGTAAAGAAACAAAGCAAAATTTAAAAGCAGCAATTAATGCGTTACCAGAACAAGAAAAAGAAGTATTTATCAATGAATATACAAATAGCCCTTTATTTAACCATTATGCAAAAAAAGAAATTGATGAGTTAAATCGTAAGTTCAACCAACTAAATGATGAGTATTATTTACTTAAAGATAAATACCTTGATAAATATATTGAGGGAAACCTTAACACAATTACCGAGAGAACAATAAATAGATTAGCTGAAAAATATAACATTGATTTGAAGGCATTAAAAGAAAATCCAAATAGTATAAAAGATGTAAAAAATCAACTAGATACAATGTGGTTTAATGCTTTTACAGAAAATGGTATGGCTGGTAAAAAGTATAGGGAAGTTTATTGGGGTAAGTATAAAAAAGATTTTTCTACACTATTAGATGATGGTGGTATAAATGGTAGAGATTTTTATCTGGCGTTATCTAAAGCGTTAGGTGGTGCAAAACAGGCATCAGAACATCTTAATGAGTATGGAATTAAAGGAATTACTTATGTTGGAGAACAGGACGGACGATGCTATGTAGTGTTCGATGACAAGGCAATTAAAGTCATTGAAAAGTATAACCAATCTGTTAATGGCATGACTGAAATCATGAGCGATGGCGAACGTATCATTAGTATTTTCAAAACCGCAGATAGAAGTACATTCTTACATGAAATGGGCCATGTATTCTTTGATGATATTCAAAAACTAGCATCAATGGACAATGCACCTAAACAATTACTTGATGATTGGAACACGCTCAAAGAGTGGAGCGGTTGGGTTGACGGCGAAAACGTAGACAATACCAAAGCACACGAGAAATTCGCAAGAGGTTGGGAAAGCTACTTGCGAAGTGGTGAAGCACCAACAAGTGCATTGCAAAGAGTATTCCGTCAATTCTCCAAATGGCTAACATACATTTATCGTAGCGTTCAACGATTAGGTGGTGAAGTACCATCTGACATTAAAGATGTTATGGCACGTATGATCGCAACCCAAGAGGATATTGAGGCATACGCAGAGCAACAACAACTAGAACAGTTTGAAAAAACTGAACTGTATAAGCAACTATCCGAGCAAGACCAAGCACGTATGCAGTCTTACATTGCAGATGTAAAAGAAAAAGCAAAAGAACGTGTGATGCGAAAACTCATGAAAGAACTTGATAATAGACCTATCAAGGAATGGGATGAAGAAAAGGATGCTATACAAATCGAAATTGAAAAACGATTGATTGAGCAATATCCTATCTATAAAGAGCATCAACGCTATAATGTGTTTGGTGAAAGTGCTTTAAAAGATACACAATACAAAACTGTTGAAGAGTTGGAAAAAGCAGAAGTAGAACAAACTGGTGCTACATTTAACGATGCTATCAATCAAGAAATGGACAATGCGAAAGCAGAGTTTATGAGAGATAACAACGTAGGTAAAACCAACGAGCAAATCGCAGAGGAAATCTTACTTAGTACACAAGGTCAAATGAAACTCACCGAAGAAGAAAGTAAGATTATCCAACAATCTACTAATCGTGAATTGGCGAAGAATTGGGAATTGCTAGAACGTATTCGTAAGCTAGATGCTAATGCAGAAACTATCGATACAGAATTAGATGAAATCGAAAAAGAGGTAAAACCTACTAAATACGATGAGTTGAAATCTGACAAACAAAAAGTAGATGCTGCATTGACTGATACTACTAAGCAATTAGAAAAAGCAGAAGAACGTATCAAACGCTTACAAGATATGTTAAATAACCGCATCAACAATGTACGTTCTATTCGTGGTGCTGGACTTGGTACAATTTCAGACTACATGGAACGAGCAAGAAAAGAGTTAGGTGAACTGCCTATATCTAATGCTATTCAGTTTAAAACGTATCAAAATAAAGCGGTTACTGCTGGCAAAAGAGCAGATAGAGCATTGGCGGTAGGTGATGTTGATAAGGCACTTGGCTTTAAACGTGAACAGATGCTACAACAAGCAAGGGCAAGAGTAGCGTTTGAAAACTTTGAAAAGTCCAAGAAGTTGCGATTGAAATTGAAACAACAATTACAACGCATGACTAGACCTAAGAACCCTATTGCTATTGAACCTAATATGCGTTATTTCTATTCTCATATGGCTTACCAAATGGGTTTAACTAAGTATGATGGATTACCACCTGTTGATGGGTTCGATATGAACACAATACTAGCTGCACTAGATCCTGATGTTGGTATTCTAAACCAACAATCTATGGTTCAATTAGAACCTTGGATAGTTGAGATGTTCTACTCTAAAACACCTAAACCATTCCGTTCAATCACCATGAATGAGTTAGAAACCTTAGAAGAACTCATGACTGGTATGTACAAAAACGGCAGAAATGAGTATGAGGGTACAACAATTATCAATGATAAAGGCGATAGCGTATCATTTGAAAATGCAGTACAAGAAATCATTGGCGAGGCTACAGAAACATTTGGTAATGCAGAGGGTGATGTATTCAACAAACTCAATAACCAAACAAAGATGGATGCGGTAAGCGGTAAGTTATATGGTTTCCATTTAGCATTACTTAAAGTCGAAACATTCTTACGTAGAATGGGTGGCGGTAAAAATGGGTTCGCAGTTAAATATATCTATGACCCTATTAGTCGAGCAACGCAAGCGTTCAATGAACGTAAAGAAGTATCAATGCGTAGATTGGCAAAGGATGTAGGGATATATTCCAAGCGTGAATTGTTTGATATGCGTAATGACCACTTATACACAGTTGGTAACTTGTATGGTTTAACAAAAGAGCAACTTATCATGATTGCCCTTAACTGGGGTACGGAAAGCAACCGACAACGTGTAATGGAAACCACAAAAGCAAATGAGGTTGAAATTGAACGTGCTTTCCAAGAACATATGACTGATAAGGACTGGGAGTTTGTTATTCGCACATGGGATCATATCAATTCGTTCTTTGATGAACGCAGTAAGGTTCAAGAAGAACTCTATGGTAACCCATTAAAGAAAGTAGAGGGTTTAACATTCACTATTGGTGGAAGAAACATTGAGGGGCAATATTTCCCAATCGTATACAACCCTAAAGTCAATGCATCCGTAAGCGACAATCAAGTTGAAGATATTGCTAAAACTATGGTGAGTAGTAATGCAGTATGGGGAACTGGTATGAGTGCTACTAAATCACGTTTAGATGTGGTTAAGGATAAATCATTGTTACTTGATTTTGATGTAATTCCTAACGCTATTACAGAGGCTATTAATCACGTAACCATGCGTAAAGCGGTAACAGATGTTAATAAACTAATCAGTAATAGAGAGTTGCAAAACTACATTGTAGATAAATTCGGTGCTGATACATACCAATTCTTGCGCACTTGGGTTCGTGATAACTGGCAAGATGAACCAGCAAAGATTAGTGCGTTTGATAGATTAGTGCTTACGTTAAAGAAGAATGCATCAACCGCAGTTGTGGCTGGGCGTGTATCAGTAGCATTACAAAATGCGTTGAACTTACCAGTTGCGTTTTATCGTATTGGTGTAGGCAATACCATTAGAGCTATTAATCATGCTGGTATAGGGTTCTATGGACACGGAACTACTACATATAACAACACTAGAGATTTTGTGTTAGCACAATCAATCTTCATGCGTGAGCGTATTCAAACTTTAGATAAAGACTTGAAACAAGGTTTATCTATTGCAGGTAAAGGCTTGCGTTTAGGTGATACAAATGTAGGCGGTTACAAGGTAGAACAACTTGCAAATGTTCGTGATGATATAAACCAAATGGGTTTTAGATTACTTACTGAAACAGATTTTGCCTTGTCAATTCCTGTATGGAAATTTGCATATGATCAAAAGCAAGCGGAACTCATGAGTAAAGAAGGTGTAAGTGCAGAATGGATAGAACAACAATCTATTGAGGCTGGCGACAGAGCAGTCCGAGATATATTTGGTAGCGGTGATACTAAAGATGCTGCTGCTATTCAGCGTTCACGTTCTACATTTACTCAATTATTCGTTCCGTTCTATTCCTACGCTAACACCTTGTACAACATCATCACAGAGGGCAACTATGCACGTAAGGATAATGGCGATTATGCAAGGTTCGTTAAAATGCTATGGTGGACATTGATTTCACAAGCAGTAGGCATGGTGGCTTATAAAGCCTTAACTAATGGCGATGATGATAAGCCAGAAGATTTGGCTAAGTCGTTTATTGAAGAGTTAGTCGCACAAGGTACTATGGGTATACCAATCATCCGTGATATGTCAAATATGGCTATGAAATACATTCTAGGTGATAGACCATTTAATAAAGGTAATAGCGTTATGGCTTTAAGCATCGTAGAGAAGTTTTACGATGTAGGGAACGCTATTATCAATGATAAAAAAGATGGTATTGATTTAGGCAGAAGTCTTAGTCAGTTAGCGAACAGGGCAACTGGTTTTAGTGATACTGTTACAGATGGACTATGGACATTAGCTAAATATGCGTTCACCGATACCGATGCAAAACTAGAAGATGCAATCATGGCTATTGTATTTGACCGCAGACTTAAAACCAAAAAAGACAAAAAGAAACATTGATAAATAAGGACTATCCATAATGGGTAGTCCTATTTATATACAACGAAAGGGGATGTTAAATTGACACCAGAAGTACTTAAACCATCTGTAGTGTATCAATGTGATGGGAGAAATAAGAAGTTTATTTTTCCTTACGATTTCGTACAAATCGAGGATATTAAACTAACCATTGTGGATGAAGATGGTACAGAGGCGGTACAAGTAGGCAATATCGATTATGACGAAAACACAAAATCGGTAATTTACCCAGCTAATGGGGATGCACTAGCCGTAGGGCAAAAAGTTATCCTAGAACGTAAAACACCAATCTCACAAGATATGGACTTGCCTGATGAGTATCCATTCGAGAATATCGAACACGCAACCGATAAGATCATACTCATTTTACAAGAGATGAAAGCGGAACTAGACCGTTCTTTAAAAATTCGAGTTGATAGCGACAAGAACGCAAATGAAGTTGCAAAAGATATTGTTGAGCGTTCTGTAAAGGCTGCTAACGATGCAATTAATGCTATGAATGTTATTTCTGAAAAGTCCGATAAGATTAATGCTAACGCAGATATAATCAACCGATTGGGCGAAGAAATCAAAACGATTGCATCAACTGTTGACGATAAATTGGCAACGGCTAATACTGCACTTGATACAACCTCTACTAATGTTGCTACTGCAGAACGATTAGTGAGAGATGCAAAGGCTTACGCTGGACAAACTACAGTTGATAAACGAGATATTAATAATCTTGTAGACCAAGCTAAGACCTTAAAGAATGACATTGATAATAAACAAACATCAATCGCAAGTAACGCTATCAAGGCAACAGATGCTGCTAAACGTGCTGAAGTCGCAGCAGCTAAAGCAGAACAAATTGCATTGCCTAATGGCGGTGGCTTAATCACAAAAACAGAGGCAGATACAAAGTTTATTCCTAAAGATAGTTTGTATGGCATTGTGTCAGTAAAAGACTTTGGGGCGGTAGGCGATGGTGTGGCTGATGATACCGCAGCATTTAAACGTGCTAACGATAATTTGAAAAACAAAATCTTGTTGATACCTAATGGCATCTACAAAATCAATGAGCATCTATCGTTTAACACAGTCGATAGCGTAATGGATATGGGTACATATAGTAATATCAAGCCGTTCTATCCGACTGAAACACCGATGCTTAAAGGTGCAAATAACATTGCGTTTGTAAAAAACATCCAATACGGCGATGAGGTGAACCAATGCCAAGGGTTCACTTACAATGATAAGAAGAACGTGTTCGTGTTAGCTTGTATCAATGGTGATGGTACTAACCAGGTATTATATGAACTCAATTCATCTACGTTTGAAATTGTAGGAACATACAAGTTTAATGACCCAGATAAGATGGGGCATTGTAATACTATGTGCTACAACAAATACACTAACAAGATTTATCTTGCGAATGGGTTAAAAAATGGTAATAACCTAACAGTACTTAATGCTGACACAATGCAGTATGAACGCACTATCACGTTGAATGAACGTGTATTTAATATTGGCTATGACCCAATCACACGAACTTATGTAAGCATCGTGCCTATTAGTGGTCAACAACGCTTACGTGAAATCAACTTATACAATGATGATTTTAAGAAATTAAAAACATATCAAGTCGATTATGAATATGATGATTTCAATAACAATGGTGCATTCATGTTGAATGGTTGCATCATGAGTGCTACTTTGGGTAGCTTAGTAGAATGTACACCATTTGGCACAGTTAAACAGATTATTGAAATCAATAGAACTACTGAAATTGAAGATATAGCTTACTATAACGGAAGATTTTTCTTTGCAGTCTTAACAGAGAAACCAAACAAGCGACACCAAGTTGATATTTATGTTGGTGATCCAAACAAAGACTATCAAAACTCTATCAATACTGCACGATTGGCAACGCTTGATTACTTGAAACTAACTGGCGGCACATTGAATGGCGCACTTAAAATGGCTAATAACATATTGATTGAGGGTTATAAACCTGATGGTCATGGTGTTGGTATGGCTAAGGTGTCTACCGCTGGTAACGTAGAACTTGGCGATAACTCCGTTAATACGTTTATTAAAGGTAAGGAATTTAAGCACTATGATGGTACAGATAGTTTCACAGTACTTACCACTAAACATTATGGTACGGCTATCTATAAGAAAAAGGATGTAGACGATAACTTTGTTAAGAAAACAGAAGTAGACGAGTTAGGTTTTCCATATACGAAAATTGAGGCGGCTACAGACTGGAACACACTCACAACACAAGGTGCAATCGAAATCAATTTTGATGGCGGTGCTAACAACCCACCACGTAGCCACAAACAAGGTATGTTAATCGTAATGAATTTTGGCAAAGGTGCGATGATAGACCAAACATTCCATGCATTCAATGGTGAAACGTACCATCGTATGTTCATAGCTGGCACATGGAAGTCTTGGGGCAGGGTTCAAACATCCTTAAATAGCCGATTGAAATTGTGGAGTGCTACTGGTGGAAACGAGGTGTATGTTGAATAATGCCTAATCTAAAAGTTAAGAAAGGAAATGATACCTTAACATTTGAACTAACTGATAACTTGCGTGATGTGGGCGAAAAGCGACTACCAATAGTTATTAATGGTAAAACATATTATGCACGATTAGGGGCGGATAAAACCGCCCTTGTGGTGCAACGTACATCTAATGGTGCTAAGAGTTATGTTCAAACAAGTCCTATTTTATTTACTACTTGGAATTGGCAAAAGTACCCTACAGACATTAGGGGTACAGAAAAAATGTTTGTGTACTTACCTAAAGGTAGGTATAGAGCGACTGTTAATGGACAAAATGACAAGACGAATGAATTTACGATTGCTACATCAACAGATATTGAAGTTAATGTAAGTTTAGGTAATAACGTAGAGGGCGCACAAAAAGCAACATTTAATGTTAATGGGTGGAGAGATTGGGTGTACCTCACTAGGCATTTACTAAAAATCAAGATAGAACGAATTGGGGAGTAAGCATGATTGAAGTTGTATTAGCACCTTTCCTAGTAGAGGGGTTTAACGTAGTAGAGGCTGTGCGAATATCACTAGCTATATTTACGAGTGTTGTGTTGGTTTTTATTGATACATTGTTGCGTGTCTTAGTTGAGGCACGCAATTTTAATTTGGCTACAAATAGAGAATGTACTTTAAAAAATACTGTTCTGGCTATCCTTTGGAGAGGTTGGGCACCAGTCGAGATTAATGGCAAAATACATAGATTTTTAGTAAGTGGAAAGCTAAGGGCAGATATGACTAAGAAGTTAGTTAAATCTTATCCTTGGCTTTTCTTATTATCGTTTATCATGTTGATATTGCCTGATGTAGATGCTCCTGTATTAGGCAGAATTGATGTATTTCTATCCACCTTGTTATATCTAGTACCTATCATGGTAGAGTTAGCAAGTATTGTAGAAAATATGATTGAACTTGAATTTGTGGAAAGTATATGGTTTCAACGTGCGATGAATTTGTTTAAAGAGTTGATAGCGTTCGTTAAATCAATAAAGGATGCGATTAAATGAAAATACATTATGAGGACACTATAACCTTAGTGGCACTAGCGACTGCACTAATCATGACTATTTATCTTGAACAGAAAGATTTAGCAAGCGTAATAGTTGGTGTGTTAGGTGGTTATATTGGCGCTACAGGTGGTGTTAAGCGTTCCCAATATATGAATGGGGGCAGCAATGACAAAGAAAAGGAGTAGTTAGAATGGCTGAATTAGGACAGTTGAGTGCTGAATATGAAAGTAATGGGGATCCAGCGTGTGTATCTAGTGGCATCAATGATGCTGGCGGTATCTCTTACGGAACGTATCAATTAGCAAGTAATTGTGGTAGTGTTGATGCGTTTCTTGGTTGGGGGTTAAAACAAGATGGCTTTTACAAGGACTACGCAAGAGCATTGATAGATAGCGGTGAAATCAATTCCGATGGCTTTATTGCTAAGTGGCAAGAATTAGGTACACTTGATGCGGTAGGTTTTGAAAAGATGCAGCATGACTATATCAAAAGTGCTTATTATGATGTAGCGTGTGAGTACCTAAGACAAAATATGTTTAATGTGGAAAAACATTCTAATGCATTAAAGGATGTAGTATGGAGTCGAGCGGTACAATATGGTACTGGTGAAATCGTTAATATGTTCAATGATGCGTTAAAACTAATGGAAAAAGCATTAGGTATTGAACTACCGAACTTATCCTATATCGATGATAAGCGGTTTGATTATGACTTAATCGTTGGCATCTATGATACTTGCATGAGTTATGAATGGAATAGTAGCGTGTTACGTGATAGCCTTAACAATCGATTTGCAGATGAAAAGTTTAAGGCTTTAAAAATGCTAATGGAAGAGGTAGAGGGGGTATAGATGAATGTTTTATTTGTCTAAGATACTAACTTATATCAAAGCACACAAACGCACCTTACAGGTGATAATTCCGCTATTAGCGTTTGTATTCCTATGTGTAGGGTGCTATCATCTGTACAATAAAAGACAGATTGAAAAGCCTGTTGTAATTACTCAACAACAAGCTAAATCTCCAAAGGAACTATCAAAGGCAATTCATGTAACGGAACAACAAGCACAAGAAGTTATTTCCGTTAAGGAAAGAACTCAATCAGTAGCGACTTACTACACACAAGCACCTACAGTAGAAAAAGCTGCAGAAAAGGTTAAACAAGATATTGCACATAGCAACCCTAATTTGCCTAAAGCAGCCACAGAAAAATCTGATAGAACTGCAGTAGTTGCTAACACAGATGAACAAAAAGTCGATGTGTACAAAATCAAATTAGATAAACCACATAGCATATTGGCTGGTGTAACAGTAATGACTAATGGTGAAGTATACGAAACTGTAGGATATGAAGATAAACGATTTGAGGGGTTAGCGCACTTTAAAGGTTCAGAGTTTAAAGGTGCATCCGCATTAGTTAAAGTTGTGAGATGGTAGGTGATCCATATATCTCCGAGTTGCACGGTTTGCAATAATCAACTATTAATTGACAGTTGAAAAGCGTTACTTTATAACTGAAAGGAAAACATTATGGCACAAGTATTTACGTTCGAGGGAAAAACACATCAATTCGCAGAAGATATTCAACCAAATCAAGAGGGGTTATACATGGCAACTTTGGTTGACCAAGACAACGTGCGTTGTGAAATGTGGTTTGTTAATGGTGAATTACACCGCTTAGTAGAACTAGATAAATAAAACAAATTGAGGGTAGCGTAATTGCTACCCTCTTTTTTTTGTGTCCGTCAAAAATTCGTCAAAAACTGAATTTGAAATATTGTGTTTTGTGTAGGTTGTTTTAATAAACCATGATATAAAACTTTGGTTATTACAACGTATTTTGAAATTTGAAATAAAATCAAGCAATATAACCTTTTATGATCGTTAAGAATGTAATTATAAAGAAGTGCTTATTTACTGTATATTTTTGGTATAGTGTTTTCAATTCGTCAAAAATCGTCAAAAAAATTATTCAAAAATTTTAGCAACTGCATTTGATGCTGCTGCTTTCATTTCATCGTTATAATGCACATAGGTTTTCATCACCATTTGTGGTGTATCACCAAGTAGTGATGATACAGTTTTCACATCAAGTCCATTTGCTAATAGCTTTGTAGCATAGGTATGTCTAAGGTTATGTGCAGAAAGGTTATCTCCAAATCGTTTTAAGTATGTGTTGATTTGCCATTTAACACCATTCTTTTTGTATGGGTTCAAAACTAAACCATATTCAAATTCTAATTCATGTGATTTGTACTCTATAAGTATATTCTCCAGTATAGGTGGAATTGGCAAAATTCGTACCGAATTGGCGGTTTTGGTTTTCTCAAAGGTGATAACACCTTTACGGAAAGAAAGTTGCTTGTTGATGTGAATTTGGCGATTTTCTAGGGATATATCATTCCAAGTTAGTCCGTATACCTCACTAAACCTCATGCCAGTATATCGTGCTATTTGTAAAAAGTAATATGCTTGTGGATATTTTTCCCTCATGTACTTGGCGAATTGGTTTAAATCATCATCAGAGATTGTATGGATCATACTCTTTCGTTCGATACGTGGCAACCTAACACCATCACATGGGTTATCTGAAATTATCTTATATGGGTTTATTGCAATGTAGAATATCCTTTCCACAACCTTATAATACGAATTGATAGTAGTAGGTGAGCTAGCCATTTTATTTACTGCATTTTGAATGTGTAACGGCTTAACATCTGATAACTTCATATCGTGAATTGACTTGAAAGCACACACCGCATGGCGATACATAACTAATGTATTGTGCGTAACGTGTGCCTTTTTTATTTCGAGAAACATATCCGCAAATTCCTTGAATGTTAAATCTTTCAATGTTGTGTCTTTGGTAAGTAGTGCGGTTTTATCTAATTCCTTTACTATAACGTGTCCGTATTCCTTAGCCTCACGTTTTGTTTTAAAGCCTTGCTTAGATTTCTGTTTCCATTTATATCCGTCTTTATAGGCTACAATGATTTGAAAGCCTTTGTCTTTTTTTCTTATGGTGAAGTTATATTGCATAATGTACCTCACAATATATGCGTGTAGAAGTTGATACCCTCAAACTCTATTTCCCTTGCGTGTGCCATTTTCTCTAATAAATCAATATTAGCGTGGCTGAACATATCATCATTTAATATATGACCTATCTCATGTAGTATTCCTTTACGTTGTACATCAATAGGCTTATCACGATTAACTAGAATGGTGTAAGTGCCATCATCGTTAAGTTTTAATACCGCATTTTGTGTAGGTCTTAACCTTGTGTAAATCAAAACTATATTCATAATATGTAACCCCCTTATGGGGATATTGTATCTCATGAAATGGGAATGAAATTACACATGCTTGTCATTTTCCCAATAAATTTTATTTAACCCTTGTAATTCAGAAAATAGTTGCCACATATTACGTTTAATGTAACTACCGAAATAAAAGATTAGCGCAACTGCAATAGATGAACCAATAAAAACTGCCATTAACCAATCTTTTAATAACGCAAATAAAGTTACCGAAATAGAAATAGAAACAACAGAAACAATTAAACAAGGTACTTGCATTGAATTGACACAGTACTCCGTGATTTTTTGTTTATCGTATTCATTCATACAACTAACCTCTTTTCTTTAGATTTTCAATCATAGTTACTACGAAATCTATATCATCTTTAGACATATCTTTGCTGGCATCAAATAGCATTCTAAGGTTTGGGTTATCCTTAATTGCTTGTGCGTATTCAGAAACATCAGGATCTTCATAGTAAGGAAAATCAAACTCATCTTTTCCATATAGTGTATCTATATTTACGTTAAAATAATCCGCTATTGCCTCTAATATTTCAAAACTTGGTTTTCTTCTACCTTGCTCATACATACCAACAAGGCTTGGTGATACATCTATATAAGTAGCCAGTTCTTTTTGGGAAATGCCACGGCTTTTTCGAAGTTCTGTTAATCTGTTAGCAAATGTCATATTACACACCGCCTTATATATAATATATACTTCTATACTTTGATTATCACACAAAGTGAGTAAAATTTCAAGAAAAACTACACTTTAAGTGTTGACAAGTTTTTAAAAATGAACTACACTATGAGTGTAGCAAGAAGAGAGGTGATTAAATATTGAATACAAAAAACATTGCTACTAAATTAATAGAGTTAAGGAACTCTAAGAATTTAACTCAAAAAGAGTTAGCATTAAAAGTTGGTGTAGCACCTACATCTATAGCTATGTATGAAGTCGGTAAACGTGTTCCGAGAGATGAAGTAAAAATTAGATTGGCTAAGGTGTTTGGTAAATCTGTACAGTCAATTTTTTTTGCAAAGTAGCTACACTGAGAGTGTAGGAAAGGGTGATATATGGAAAGTTTGGTTTACACAGTAGAGCAGGTAGCCGAACTGTTACAAATCTCAACAACATCTGTTTACAACCTAAGAAATGATGGAAAGCTAACACAACTACCAAATATAAGTGGTGTGAGATTTAACAGAAAAGAGGTTGAAGCACTAGCAGGTGTTGAGGATGAATACAACGCAATCGGTTACAGAAAACTACAAAGTGAGGTGGAAAGCCTAAGAAAAGAAAATCATAAGTTAAAGAGTGAAATAAAAAAAATCACCAGCCAAATGCTAGTGATCGTAGGAGAAGATTTAAATGATTAAGTTGTGTTACGCACTACGAACAATAACAGGGTTACTTGCTATTGGTGCTGTAGGAAGTATAGAACTAGACCAAATAGGTTTATGGACTGGTTTTTTACAAATGATGTTAGGCATAACCACATGGCTATTAACTGGCTATTGGTTAGATGAATGTAAATTTTATGAAAATAAAAAAGTCCGTTGTGAAAAGTTTTAGAAGAAGTTTCAACGGACTTTGTATAGGAGTATTAGAAAATACTCTACTTGTATTTTAGCATAGGAGATTTTGAATGCCAAGTTTATATGAACTAAATAAAGATTATAAAGAGTTGCAAGCGATGTTAGAGGTGGCTGAAACCGAAGAGGATATGCAAGCCATCCAAGATACTTTGGATATGTTAGATTGCAGTATTGATGAAAAAATCGAAAATACCGCAATGTTTATCCGCAACCTAAAAGGTGATATTCAAGCGTTTAAGGATGAGTCAAAACGGCTAAGTGCTAAAGCTAAGACTTTGGAAAATATGACTGAACGATTGAAGAATAACATTGATCATGTCATGAAAGAAAACCAATTAACAGAAAAGAAAGTTGGACAATTCAAATGCTACTACAAAGTAAGCGAAACAGTAGAAATTGATGATTTGTATGCATTGCCTGATGAGTTTAGAAAAACAACAATTACCGCTGATAAAGTAGCAATCAAAAAAGCAATCAAAGCAGAACAAGAAGTCGCTGGTGCAAGAATTGAAACGCACATGAATTTACAGATTGGTTAGGTGAATGATGAAGTTTAGAGCATTAAAAGCAAGTGAGATAGATTGCAGAATACAATCTATAGGACAAAACAAAACAGGAGCGGTTGGAACAACAATTCTTTTATATAAAGATGCACGTGTTGATATGAACATCCTTGATGAAACTGTAGGTGCTATGAACTGGCAACGTGAACATTCTGTAGTCAATGGCAACTTGTATTGTACGATATCGATTTGGGATGAAGTAAAAGAACAATGGATATCTAAAAGTGATGTGGGAACAGAGAGCAACACGGAAAAAGAGAAAGGACAAGCATCTGATAGTTTTAAAAGAGCTGGTTTTAACTGGGGTATCGGTAGGGAATTATACTCCGCACCATTTGTATATATTCAACTTGATAAATCGGAATATATAGAAAGGAACGGAAAGCTAACATCAAACGCAAAATTCAAGGTAAAAGACATTGCCTATGATGAAAACAGAAATATTGTGCGGTTAGTTGTTGTAGATAGTAAAGGGAAAGTGCGTTATACATTTGGTGAAAATACACAACAACAAACGCAAGAAACTGTGTACAACTGGCAAACTCTAAAAGCTAGAGCCACACAAGGTGGTATTGGCGAAGATGATTTGAAACACTATCTAAAAGAAACGCTAAAAGTTAATGAGTCAAAAGACATGACACAAGAACTTTATCAACAAGCGTTCAACTGGGTGAATGCCCAAAGGTATGCTAAACGATGAAGTGGACTACAAGCAACATCGAACTGTTACGTTCGCCACTAGGTGTAATGGTAATAATACCAGCACCACATGACAATGATCTAAACAAGCTAGATAAAGACAAAGAATACGTGATAGAGATTAAAAAGAAATCAAAATCACGTAGCATGAACGCTAATGCATACTGCTGGGTTCTTTGTCAAAAGATAGCGGAAGAATTAAGTAAGACAGGGTACACATCAAAAGAAGATGTGTATAGAAAAGCAATTAAAGATTGTGGACACTTCTCATACGTACCAGTACGTGAGGATGCCATAGAAAGATACATTCAAATATGGCAAGGACACGGACTAGGGTGGATAGCCGAAGATGCTGGCGAATGCCAAAGTCTAAAAGGGTATCACAACATCATGTGTTACCACGGCTCATCGGTATATACAACTGCAGAAATGCAACGGCTTATTGACTGCTTAGTTGATGAGTGCAACCAACTTGGAATAAAACTTGATGATAGCGATTACATCCAATCGTTAGTTAGGGAGTGGGAGAGTGAACAAACGAAAACGTGAAGATGAAAAACTACTAAAACAAAA